CTTGAAGAACTCGTTCTTGTGCAGACGAGTGCTGGTTTCGCCGGTTTCGGAGTCGGTTTCCTTGGTGTAGTAACCGGCGCCAAATGCAAGATCCTCAGGGGGAAGGCTCTGATTGGCTTGCACGTAGTCAAGAAGTTCCTGGCCAGCTTTGCGCTCGCCGCTCACTTTGACTTTGGTGGACTTGGTGGCTTCGCTGGTTTCAGTTTCCAGGACAGCAGCTTCGGTAGGCATTTCGGTGTCGTCTAGTTCGATGGGATCAAGGACGGCCTGTGCGTCCTGTTTTTTGCGTGCCATGGAGGCGAGGTGGTTGACTTGTGCAAGATAACACGCCAAGCGCGCTCTTGCAAGAAGTCGTCGTCAGGGCTTCAGAGCAAGCATCATTGCTGATGCAGCCGTTACGTCCAGACGAGAGATCTTGATGTGTGCGCCGGGTCCATCCTTCGGGTCACAAAAAACCTTCATGGACGTTGCGGCGACAATCAAAGCGTCATTATCGTAACATATTTTTGCCAATGCGTCACCACAGGCCCTTAGGAGTTTGTCAGCATCGCCCTTGACTGAATGAAACACTGGGGCACCCTGCTTTAACTCGCCCCTGCTGTTGAAATGAATCTTTGGGCGTGGCATACAAAATAGTGCGTTAAGCAAATAAATGCCATTTGTCTCCCAGTCACGAGGGCGCATCAACGTCGCCACACGCCCGATAGAAGCCCTCCAGGGGTAAAGACCCTTGGACTGCTCCACCATTGCCACGGCGACCCTTTGGCGGCCCTCCTTGTCGGTGTAGGCGCGGCCAAAGGCGCTCTTCGAGCCCTGTGTTTCAGGCTTGCCGGCGACAAAGAAGGAATAGGACTGAACAGAGCACTGCTCAAGCATCGTGATCAAATTCGCTGTCATTCGCCGGGGGCTCTTCTTTGTAGATCTCAATTAGCTTAGCGATTAAAACGCGCCTCTTTTTTCTGTCAAGACGCTTGCTGAGGGCTTTTGCTAAATCTTCTACTTGTAAGATTGTCGGGTGTTTGTATAGAGCAAGAGGCTTGAGTCGTTCCTTCTTTTCCCAAAAGCCAAGATCTTGCGCGCAGTCTGTTACATCTTTATATTTTCTTTCTGCGCCAATCTCTTGCAAAAGCTCGGGATACTGATGATACAATCTGCGAAGAATGTTTATTCGCCTCCATTTTTCTCGCTTGTCTCTCTTGTATTTACCATTTATGTAAGCATCAATTCTTCTAAATTCAAGGTATTCATGTGGCAGGTCATATTTGTCATGCTGCTCACCAAGCCATTTAACAAATCTTGCGGCGCACTGAGCCTGTGTTTTATCTCTCGTCGCAGCCCTTGCGCAATTTGCTAAAAAAGTTGGCATTGTTTCTCTTTTTACACCTAATCCATAATGCGAGTTAAAGATAAAGTCTTTCATGCCGGCAAGCTTTACGTCCTTGCCCGTGAATGTCTTATATCCCAAGTAAAACTCGTTTTTGATTATCTTGCACATTGTCACGAAAAAAGCCTCAGAGCTTTCGTTGTTCACGATTGCTCCGAGGTGTAGGCGTGCGTCTGCTACAAGCCGCGCCCCATAAAACTCATCACTTCTGTCTTTTAGCATCCTGCAGCTTTGTTAATCTTCGCTCTGAAGTCAGCAATTGTACCGTCATTGATGATCACTTGATCGAATGACTCCCATTTGTCAAGTGCGCCCTCTGATTCATGTGTTGTGTTTCTCTGCGCTGATGGGCGAATAATCATCCACACTTCGCCGCCCATTTTCTTGATTAACTCTGCCTCATTCTGAAAGCGAACGTCGTCGATAACTATTTTGCAGCCGCCGTCTTTTAGATGAGATGCAATGCGAGACATCATGCAATCCAGCCAAATGTCACTAGATATGCAGTTGCGCCCCCACTCGGTTCCAAGCGTTTGCTGAATATATCTAGCAGTTGTTTTTATCGCAGGAATTGTTTCTTCCTTGCTTGCCCATACGAATCTGACTGCCTGTTGTTTGGAGTAGCCAAACGACATGATAAACTCTGTCGCCATTTTTTTGATTGGCTCAGCGTAGCTCATTGTCTTGTATCCGCTTTGCTCCAAGACGCTCGCCGTAAATGTTTTTCCCGACTGAGGGGCGGGGCTGTAAAGTCCGATGAGCTGAGTCATAGCAATTAAGAGTTGAATAAATTATACAAGAAAACCTCCTTTCGGAGGCTTTCAAGTCTTGGTCTTACGAGCGGTCTACCTTGACGAGGCCCAGAAGCCATGACGGGCCGGATCCACCTCGCTCCTAGACAAGACCCCTTGACTTCTGATGCCTTTACGGACAAGTCTCACCGCATGGTCCGAGCAGTGAGCGTATTGGCATCGGGGAGGTAAATGTACGAGCCTGCAAAACTTGGCTCTGCTCCGCCAGGAAATCAGAACGGAATTTCTGAGTCGATTGCCTTGCGTTCAGATCCTCCGTTCATCTTTTCAGGAAGTGTGAAGTCCATGGCATCCATATAAATAGATGCGTACTCACTGCCGTCTTGCTTCTTTTTGCCGCTGATGTTTCGTACGCCACCGATAATCGTCACTTGACGGCCATCGACCATGTACTTAGAGGCAACTTCAATCTTCTTGCCGTAGAAGACTGCATTTATGTAATGAGTTTGTTTGCCGTTAGTGGTTTTAGAGCGAATGGTAACAGTGGCGCGTTTGCCGTATTCAGTGTCTTCCACCTTGGGTTCACCTGTGATGAAACCGCTGGCAGTAATTGTGAGCATGATTAGATGGCGACGTTAATCGCCCGAGGAAGTGAGACGTTTTCGAGAGAGGTGTAAGCATTGAGACGCTCGATAAACTCTTGCGCCTTTGCTTTCAGCTCTTGCTTGTCCAAGACGTGAATGTGTGGCTCACGCCAGTCATAGCAAACACAGATTACACCCTGAGTTATCTGATTGTCAAGCTCTCCCTTCTTCACGGCGAGATTGTGAGCAAGCGCGTATGAAGCGATTTGAACCTCGGCCTCTTTGTAATGCGACATTGATTTTGGTTTTTTCTTCACGCCCTCTTCTTTATATGAGCGCACTGTCTTCCAATCCCAGATTGTGTATTGACCATCCCAAGTGAGGCGAAGGTCAGCCGTGCCTGCGTAACCCAAGTCGCAGAACAATTCTTCTTCCATTAGGAACGACGGCTTGCTCGCTCCATTCTTGAAGTTTTCATTTTTGATTAAGTCAAGAACAGGCGAGAGATAGGTGATGTACTCATGAATGTTGTACTCCATAACTTCATCCATCGTTGGATGATCCATTCTGTGTTTATCTGCATCACCCATGAACGAGAGTTCAACTTCTGAGTGAATAATTGTTCCTCTTCGTTGCGCACGTTGCATAATCTCCTCCCAGTTCGGCTCCATCTGTCGCCAGATTTCAAGACCTTTCATCTTGTTCGGGTTGAAGAGTTCAGACGTGCGCCCTAACACCGTGCTGACAGAAACGTACTCGCGGTCGTCTTTGATGTAAAAACCTGAACGTGGATGCACCATTTTTCCGAGTGTGAGGAGTGTGTCAATTATTGCACAGTTGCCTTGATTTTGCAAGCAAGCTGTGATCAGTCTTGAAAGTATGGGCAGTCTGAAGCAAATGCGCCCCCTGCTTCTGGGATGTCGAGGCCGCAGCTTCCTTTCCACCAGTGCTTGCAGCTGCGACAAGACTTTCCATCTTTGCCCACGAGCTTTGATCTCCCGCTTGAGTTGCTTCGCGGAAGCTCAGGGAAGAGGTGCTTGTGCGATTGACCTGTTCTGACTTGGCTAATGGTTTGATGTGTCACCTTGAGGATTTTTGCAATTTCGGTTCCAGGGCGAGGATCAGTGAGGATGAAATGAACGTCATCGGTCGATAGCCATTTATATCTTGGCGGGAGTGGGACTTCTTTGTTTTTCTTTGTGTCGTAATAGACTTTCCATCTATGCCCGCAGCATTTGCAGCACAGAAAGTATGTTCTTGTGTTGCGTTGATTTTTCCAATTGTGTGTTGAAATAATCCTCCTGAATGTGTGTGTGCAGTGCTTGATCATTTTAGATGCTGCCAAAACATACTAGAAGCGACAATGTGATCAACGGCAGCACTAAGATCATTGCGCCGAGCTTTGTATAGTCTTCATGTGATTTCATGGTGATCAGTGAAGGTGACTACTGGGCTTCAAGTTCGTCGGCGATGGCGAGGAGTTTTCTTTCTGCTGCCACTTGAGCCCTGTTCTTTTCAAGAGCAAGGCTGTAGTTGAAATCTCTTTGGGTAATTGAACAAGAATGCAGGTAACTCCCATACGATTCATCGCAGGGGCCTACAAAGCCAGGCTCAATATCTTCAAGTTTGGCAACAGCCCGAAGAGCGGCAGCGAGGCCGCCTGCCCTGTAAGCGCTATTTACCGTCTGCGCAGCGGGTGAAAGTTCAGACATTGAAGTGGAAGCGACTAAGCGGGCGGAATGCGGATCTTAGACCTGTTTTCACGATGCCCACAGTTCGGGCACTTTTCCGATTGAGAAACAACCTGAGCATCGCATTTCCCGCACCAAAACAATGCTCGATGCGCTGCTCGTGCTTTTTCTCGGTTTCGCGGTTCGTATTCATCTTCTAGGTCCATGTGGAAGTCAAGGGAAACGCAGGTCTTCGGCAAAGGATTTAAAGACAGCTCTTTGGGCTTGACCGATTGCATCTTCCCAGCCCTTTTTATAGGCAAGATCAAACAAAGTGGCAAGCTTGGAACCTTGGGCAAATTCATCCAAGGCCACTGACATTTTGATGCCATCGCATCGAAACGTTGCCACTCCTGATGGATCGTTGGGATTGTCAGATCCTTCCCACGAGAAGTTGACGGGGCTTTTAATAATCATTGGTGACTACTTGCCCCAAATAAATCAAATTCTTTAAGATACTCAATCATATCAGGTTGCATAAATTCCCAACCTTCGTTAATATCTTGCCAAAATCTCCCAGTAAGATTTTCTTGAATATATTTTGGATGAGTAAAAATCGACTCATTCCACCTATAAAAATCTTGTGAGTAAATACCAAAAACAGAGGCAACCCAAAGTTCAAATGCAAATTTGAATGGAGTAAATGGATTAGTCATAAGGACGTGTCTGTTACGATTGTTCGTTTTGTTCTTGCTGATACTCGTCCATGCGGTCAAGCCTCCTTTCGAGATCAGCAATCTTTTGCTCAAGCGCGGCGAATCTGGCCGCGACCTTTGCGGGGTCTGCAACGGCGTCGCCTGGGTAAGCGCACATTGCAAGGTCAAGATAGTTCGATGCCATCCTCTAGTCTCCTTCTCTAGTGGACTGGTCTAAATAGGCGCTTACTTCAACCATCAACGGTGATTGTTTCAGCTGTGCCGATGGGATACCAGAGTCAATGGCATTAGCTAACTGCTGAAGCAGACCACGAACATAATCCACACCATTTACGGCAGGATCTTGGCTGACCATGATCTCCCAGTTGATGATGTCGTTAAGTGCCTGTTTGGGGTCGTTTACATTTTTCTCGTTTAAAAGAAACCTGCAAACGAGCGCATCATCCAAGACTGCGTGCCAAGGATTTTCAATTCTGCTAGCCATTAGTCCTCCTGGTTGGTGGGGTTGGTGCCGCGCAGCTCGGCGGCGATGGCGAGGGGTGCGGAGCGGATCTTTAGCTGCTTCTTGACTTCAGCTACAAAAACTGGCCCCATTATTGCTGCAGGATCTGGAGCATCTGGCACCACCTGATCCGCAGCAGCCTCAAGGGCGGCGGCGAGCTTCTCGCCGTAGTCAACAAAGACGCCAGCTTCGTCTTCG